AACGAAAAACTTCTGTAACCGCAACTAAAGGATTTTGATCGTATTGTATATTTGGAGTTTTGGGTGAATATATGAAGATATAATATTTTCCGGGTTCTGGAACGGGGGTATATGAATCACTAACGGCATCCATTAATTCAATCATCAAATCATCGGGATCTTCACCACCCATCAAACCATTCACAACACCTCTGACACGATTATCATTATCATCTGTTGGATACATCATTGACGAATACCTAATTCATCTTCCGTTATAATTTTGAATTTCCACTGACGATCTTCACAAAACTCTTGTGCTGATTTCCATTTTGCCTGATTTTTGGCGTATTCAGTCACTTCATAGATATAAGATTTTGTCTTCTTCGTTTGTATTTTTGGCTCACGAACCTGTTTTTTGGGTTTGATTTCAATCAGATATTTTTGTATCTTATTTCCTTCTTTGACCTTTATATAAAAGTCTGGGAAGTAACGATGTATTCTATTATCAAGAGGTGATTTATATGGAAGAGCAATTTCTTCACTACTCCATTCCAGGACATTTTCACTCTTATCACAATATACCATAAACTTTCTTTCCCATAAAGAACGATAGATTATGTTCGTTGGGTCACCTTTGTATTTTTTGGGATAAGAAGGTTTATATTTTCCCTTATATGACATCTAAATACTTAATAATGTAAAGCCTTATAATTTATTTAGATGGCAATCACAAGAAAGAAAATAACAGACTTTGTATCCATTATTGGTAATGTTGCCAAAACATCTCATTACCAAGTAAATTTTGGTGGACTTAATGCTGCCCTAACAGATTTTTTGGTAAGCAAGGGAGTCGATAAAGATTTTATTTTTAGAGAATCTGGTTTAAGATGTAACAGTGCCGTTATTCCTGGAAGTAGTTTGGCAACGGCAAGCATCAATGGAAATTTTATGGGTGTCCAAGAAAAAATGGCACACTCTAGAATTTTTACCGAAATGAGTTTACAATTTTATGTTGACACGGATTATAGAATGATTAAATTTTTTGAATATTGGATTGATCATATTTCTAATGCTTCAGAAACAGAAGGAAATGCTAGAAAAAGTGATGACAATTATTTTTACAGGATGAGGTATCCAAGAGAATATAAATGTGATAAAACTAATATTGTAAAATTTGATGAGGGTAATGGTGGGCAGATAGAATATACTTTTTATGGTATGTTTCCTATAAACTTATCATCAACACAAGTTCAATACGGATCATCGGATGTCTTAAATGTAAATGTTACATTTAACTATGAAAGGTACATATGTGGTAAAGATGATAGTAAATCAAGAGCAATAGGAAATGGTGAAACTAATAAAACAAAGACTTTTCAAACAACAACTTCATAGATTTTGAATATCATAATAAATAATCATAACTGAACTATTTGGATTGTCATGCCTTTACCAAAGATTGCGACACCGACATATGAGTTGGAATTACCTTCTACAGGAAAGAAAATTAAATATAGACCTTTTCTTGTAAAAGAAGAAAAAATTCTTATCATTGCGATGGAATCTGAAGATCAAAAAGAAATTACTAATGCCTTGAAGACGGTTATTGGTAATTGTATTTTGACTAGAGGAGTAAAGGTTGATACTCTATCAACATTTGATATTGAGTATCTGTTCTTAAATATTCGCGGCAAGTCTGTTGGTGAAACAGTTGAGGTTTTGATTACATGTCCCGATGATGGTGAAACTCAAGTCCCTGTTGTAATTCCTCTTGATGAAATCAAAGTAAAGAAAGATAAGAAACATAGTCGAGATATTAAACTTGATGATAATTTGACAATGAGATTGAGGTATCCATCTTTATCAGAATTTATCAAATCTAATTTTGTTTCTGATAGCGGTAATGCTGGTGTAAATGAATCATTTGATTTGATATCTTCTTGTATTGATCAGGTTTATAACGAAGAAGAATCATGGAGTGGAACTGATTGTAGTAAAAAAGAATTATTAGATTTTATTGAGCAACTTACATCACAACAGTTCAAGGAAATTGAAACATTCTTTGAGACCATGCCAAAACTTTCTCATGATGTTAAAGTAATAAATCCAAACACAAAAGTTGAGAGTGATGTCGTCTTAGAAGGGTTGTCATCTTTTTTCTCATAGGTATGGCTCATACTAATCTTGAGTCATACTATAAAACTAACTTTTCTTTGATGCAGCATCATAAATACTCTTTGACGGAACTAGAAAATATGATTCCGTGGGAAAGAGAAGTTTACATAGCACTATTGCAACAGTATATTGAAGAAGAAAATTTAAAAGCACAGCAGCAAAGAAGTGGTAACTAGTCAATCTTTCAAGGCACCAAAAATACCAAAACTCAACAAGAAGATTGTATCGTCTTCTGTGCTTTCGAGTGCTCCAAAACTTAAAGTAACAAAGATCAACGCTCCAATATCAACATTATCAAAACCAGTTAGTCAGGGGATTGGTAAAGTAGAAGGTGATGATGCAAAAGAAAGTATTATTGCTCAGGAATCATTAATTAGAGTTGTTAATTCTCTCAATAAGACTAGTGCGGTCTTAAATCAACTCACTGATTATCTTATAACTGAAACTCAGTTAGAGCAAGAATTATTACGAGATAAAATAAGAGGTGAAAAACTAGAAGATGAGAGAGAACGAAAAAAGATAAAAGAATCTAAGTTAGAGGGAGTTGGTAAAAAGGCAAGAGATGCATTTTTAAAACCAGTCAAGGCAATAGGAAATAAGGCAAAAGGTATATTTGATACACTTAAAAATGTATTGGGATTATTATTTGTTGGATGGTTAGGTAATAAAGGATTTGATGCGATTGAATTAAGTGCCGAAGGAAATATAAAAGCACTCGAAGATTTAAGAAATGAAGTAGTTACCGGATTAGGAATTGCTCTAGGAACATTTACATTATTAAATGCTGGAATACTTGGATTAGTTCCAACAATACTTGGATTGTCATTGTCTATATTAGCATTACCTTTTAAGGCACTTTTTAATGCTGGGAGAGGAATTCTTAATAAAATAAGAGGCGGTGGTGGTGGAAAACCTGGTGGTGGAAAACCTGGTGGTGGAAATAGAACGGGAGGAACCAGAACCAGAGGTGGTGGAAGATCCATGAGGGGTGGTCCCGATATTAGAAATCCTCTTAGAAATAAACCCACAATTACTGGAGATGCAAAACCAGGTATATTTGGTAGCATAAAAAATGCTGTGGGTGCGGGATTCAATTTTGTAAAGGATGGACTTAAAAACTTATTATTAAAAAAAGTTGGAAGTGGTCGCCCTGGTGTAAAAATTTTAAAAGCTATTAAGGTATTGTCTAATAGTCCTTTTGGAAAATTTGCTGCAGCAGGTGGAAGAAAAATTGTTGATATTTTTAGATTTGGCAAGGATCTTCTAAACCCGAAGAACTTAAAAAAAGTTGGTGACGCTCTTAGTAAAGCTAAAGTATTAACTAAAGTTCTCGGTCCCTTATTTGCACTTATTGATATACAATCAAGAGCAAATAAAGGAATGTCTCCGGCACAAGCAATAATTCCCGCTCTCTTGAAAGCAGTAATGATGAGTGGTGGTGCTGCTATTGGTGCATCAATTCCATTTCTTGGTCCTTTTACCCCATTTGTTGGTAGTTGGGCTGGTGGATGGTTGGGAGATCAACTTATGAACGGAATTGATGGTATATGGGATAAATCATGGGATGATAAGTTCTTTAAGGGATTTAACGAATTTACTATGGGAATTGGAAAATCGGATCCAACTGGAATGATATCCAAAATATTCCCATATGAAGGTGTTGATAAAAAATATGGAGATGGTAGTACTGTTGCAAAAGGAAAAGACAGTTCAGACTCTTCCGTATCTTCTATGAATTCTCCATCTGTTTCTGCTCCTTCTATGCCATCAATGGCACCACCATCTTCGGCACCTTCTCCTCAACCAATAATTATTCGTAGAAAATCTGGTGGACAACAACAAGTGCCACTAAAAGTTGGATCCGCAACAAAAGTTCCTAATATTTCCTCTTCAAATCCCGATAATTTTCTTACATTATATTCACAAGTACAATATAATGTGGTAGGATAAGATGAATTTTGTAACAGGAATACAAATAAAATATTCAAACTTTTCCAAAACTTTGGAAAAGGCAAAGGACAGTGCTTCTTCTATTTCAAAATCAACAGAAACCTTAAAAAAAGTTTTCATTAAGAGAATTGATATAAAAAAGAAATCATTTACCAGAGAAAAATTATTTAAAAGGAGAAAACTAGAAACATCTAGAAGGAAAGAAAAGGAGCAAAAATTAGAAACTATACCGATGACAGGAAAGATTGGAAAGTCTTTTTCTGGTGTTCTTCAAAAAGCATCCAGTCCTTTTAGTGCTATAATGAATACTCTTGGACTATTAGCACTGGGATGGTTGATTAATAATCTCCCAAGTATTATAAAATTTGTAAAGGATTTATATAATAGAGTTGTAAAAATTGTTGATACAATAAAAAGTTTTATTACTAATCTTGGTAATTGGTTTAAGAATATTGGTGGTGTAATAACTGCCGTAAAAGATAATATAACCAATTTAGATTTTACCGACAGTAAAGGTAAACTAAAAAATGCCTTAGAACAACTTGATAAGTCTTTTGAATCAATGAAAAATGATATTGAAGAAGGTAAAAGATTGTTAACCACACCATTAGGTGAAGATGGTGGTTCTACTTCATCTGGATCTTCATCATATAAACCAGGAACAATTCCACCCGAAGTTAAAAATGATAAGGAATTTACTTCTGGTGTTAGTGAATTAGCAAAAAAATATAATGTTCCTGAAGATTATTTGTATGCGGTTATGTCTTTTGAAACTGGTGGAACTTTCGATCCTGCTCAGAAAAATATGGCAGGATCTGGAGCAACTGGACTAATACAGTTTATGCCAGACACGGCAAAAGGACTAGGAACTAGCACGGATGAATTATCTCAAATGACTAGATCTGAACAACTAAAGTATGTTGATAAGTATTTTGAGGGAACTTTAAATAAGGGAGCATCATTATCTGATGTTTATATGTCAGTTCTTTTACCAGCAGCTGTAGGAAAGTCTGAAGATTTTGTTCTTTTTGGTAAAGGTGGTGCCTATGGTGGATCGAGAGCGTATTCACAAAATCGTGGATTGGATAGTAATAATGATGGATCTATAACAAAAGCAGAAGCTACGGCAAAGGTTAGACAACATCTTCCTGGATCTGGTGGAAGTGGTGGAAAATATTCTTACGGTTCTGGAAGTGTTGTTGAATATCTAACAGGAGATAGAAGTCATCCAAACTTTGAATATAATGGTCATGGAAGAGAATCAAATTATCATGAACATATTGCTTTCCGAACATTACAAGATAAAGAAAGAGCAAAAGCAGCACTAAGAGCGGCAGGTATACAAATAGGTAGTGAGTATAGACCAGGAGATCCTGGATGGCACGGTGCAAATTTGGCAATTGATGTTCCTGGAGCACAGTGGGGTGGCAGTGGTGCCATTGGACAACGAGAATATAATGGTTCGGCAAAAGTTAGAAGTGTTTTGGCAGAGGCAGGATTTTCTGGTTCTGGTATAGGCCAAATGACAACTAGAGGATCTTTTTCAAGTCCTCCTATGGTATCACCAGATTTGGGTTATCCTCAAGGTTCTCAACAAGCTCCAATCATCATAATAGATGAAGAGGCACCACAACCTGTCCAGAGTGCTCAAATGCAACAAACACCACAAATGATTGTTACAAATCCATTAAATAGATTTATGAAAAACAAAATGTTATTGGACTTAGCATATACCTAAATGTCAGCATCAAAATCTTCTTCCTACGAAATATTAACACTAGAGTCTAATGATCAACAAAGAACTGTTGATATTAGAACTGGTACAGTTTCTGTGGATTATTATGAAGATATATTTTCTCCAACGATAACTGCCAAAATAAAGGTTGCAAACACGGGAACATCAATTGCCCCAAAAGATAATCCTGATGGTCCTAAACAATCAATTTATCATGGATTGCCTTTAAGAGGTGGTGAAAGATTGCGAATGAAAATACTTGACAGAGGTGAGGGCAAATTGGGACTTGATTTTGCCACTGATCCATCAAAATATCTTTTTGTTTCTAGTATCACTGATGTAGTATCAGAGACTCAAAGAGAAAGTTTTACCCTGAACTTAGTTTCAAGGGAGGCAATAACCAATGAAACAACAAGGGTTATTAAAAAATATAATACCGGTTCTACGATAGATAATTCTGTTAAAAGTATCTTAAAGGATATATTAAAAACAGACAAGTTTTCTGATCAATCAATAGAAAAAGCACAAAATAAGTATGGATTTGTTGGAAATCTAAGAAAACCATTTTCGGTATTGGTGTGGTTGGCATCAAAATCCGTACCAGTAAGTTCTGGTGATGCCACTGCCGGGTTCTTTTTCTATCAAACACAAGATGGATTTAACTTTAAATCAATTGATGGATTGATCTCACAAGAACCTAAAGCAACGTACATTGAATCGCAGGTCAATAGGGGTGATACTGAAAGAAATAATGATTTTATAATCAGCGATTATTATACGGATAAAAATCAAAACCTCATAGAAAAGTTGAGATTGGGAACATATTGTAGCCAGAGAATGTTTTTTAATCCACTAGATTTTAGTTTCACGAATCCATCAGAAGGAAAATTTCAACTTGATTCTTATAAAGAAAAAATTAAGAACCTTGGTAAAAAACTAGAACTACCATTAATAGCAGATGACTCTAATAAACAATTAGGAGAGGTTCCCACGAGAATATTATCTGCCGTTGTAGATATTGGAACAATGGAAAAAGATGTTTCTACAGATGAAAATGCCGATCCTGGAAAATATCAAGCTCAGGCAATCATGCGATATAATGTTTTGTTTACTCAAACGATTAGTATGACTGTTCCATGTAATACCAATCTTCGTGCCGGTGATACCATAAACTGTTTATTCCCTAAAATTTCCAAAGATAGTGGTGATGAATTTGATCTAGATCAAAGTGGTCTATATATGATAAAAGAATTGTGCCATCATTTTGAACCAGAAAGGTCTTTTACATCTATGTTATTGATAAGAGATACATTTGGGTTGTTTAAAGAAGAATGATAGAAGAATCACTATTACAAAGTAATTTTTTAGGTAGAGACGGATTTCGTTGGTGGATAGGACAAATTCCACCAGGAGAATCTTTAGGTTCTCAAAATAAAGGTGGTGGATGGGGAAATAGATTTAAAGTAAGAATCATGGGTTATCACCCATATAATAAGGCAGATTTGCCAGATGAGGATTTACCTTGGGCAGGTTGTTTATTGCCTTCCACATCAGGTACAGGTGCATCTAATATGGGGCAGAGTGTAAAATATCGTCCCGGTGATGTTGTCGTTGGATTTTTCATGGATGGTGATAATGCTCAAATACCCATGATTATGGGAGCATTTGGTAGAACCAGTCAAGTTCCACAAGATCAATCTTCTAGTGACTATGGTTTTATTCCTTTTACCGGATATACTTCAAATATTGATGTTCCTGATGGAACACTTGCTCCCGATGAAAGTCTTGAGCAGAATGCGAATAGTCAAAAATCTCCAAGAACAGTCAGTAAAAAACAGGTAGATAATTTAAATTCTGATGTAACTGCCGATAAAACAGAAATACCCGCATCAAAGGCACAGGGATTGTCCGAAGTATTTGCGGATAGTTGTGATGATAATTTTATTTCTAATGTATCTTCACATATAGATAATCTCTTATTATTGGCAAATACTGGTGGTGATATACTAGCAGATATTGCCGCAGTTACAAAAAGTATTCAGAGATTATCAAACGGTTTAGTTTCGACAATGACAAAAG